ATAATTGATTTAACATCAGATCAATATTATTCTATAGGCAAAGAACCACCATATAAGTCTGGAGAAAAGGCATCAATGCTTGGTTTTGCATATAGAACTAGAACTTTAGAATTATTAGATAGAGTGAAAAAAGACTTAAATGGTTATAAAAATATATATGATAATTTTGCTAAATAAACTCTTGACATTACTAACGAATCATGTTAGTATAAAAGAATAATAAGCGGACGTAGTATAAAAGTATTACGATTGGTTTCCAACCAGTAGACGGTGGCGCAATACCATCCGTCCGCTCCAGAAATAACTATAATTTTTTAGTTATAAATAAAATTGTCGGATTAATAATTTGACAAAACATATCTTACTTGAAAGGAGATATAAATGAACAAACTAACAGATGAGGTAATCGTCAACCTCTTAAAAACTGACGAATTTACTGAAGAACATCTAGCTACTACAATTGAAATCTATGAGACTCATTGGAAAAAGTTCTATCCAGAACTTTATGGCGATAAGTTACCAGATGCAATTGAATTTGTCGGTTTTGAATTAGTTCCATCAGATAATATTAATCTTGGCCACCAAGGCAATCGTGCTGGTGGAAAGACTAAAAGAGCAAAATATCTAGAAATCAAACAAAACATTGAAAGAAATGGATACAAGTTAAAGTATCCACCTATTTCATGGTTTCGTTGGAATGATAATATAGATGGTACAGTTGTCATTACTGGTGATACAAGAGGACAAATTCTTGCAGATACGCCATTTCAAACTAAGAATAGGATTGTTGCTGTTTATAAAAGAGCCCCTGGCTTTACTGATGAACAAGTACAAGATGCAATTGATTCATGTGGTTTGAGATTTAATGCAATCCATGACCCAGCTGCACCATTGTCTACTGCTGATGTAAAGAGAACTGTTAATCGTATGATTAAGCGCTATCTTAATACAGATGGTGAAGCTGGTGTTGCACCAACTCTAGATGCAATCACAGAAAGAGTGGATTTTGTATGTGGTGAGGGAATCTTTCAGCCTGCAACAAAGTTGAACTTAATCTATGAGATTTATAACAACTTTAATCCACATGATGTTGTAGTTTCGTGGAGTGATGCCGTAACAGCTAAGTACAGACTTTCTTCTTTCTTAACAAGAAATAAGTTTGTAGATACGGACAAGGTAAAGTACATTTGGACTTCTTTTGAACTTTACTCTAAAGCTTTTACAAGAGCTTGTAAAGTTGCTGCTGAGTTTTCAGATGCAGAAGTTCGTATCATAGTTCATACTGCAACTCTAAAGGGTAACAGCTTAACTTGTACATATAAACTTCGTGTTCAGAAGTTTGTTTCAGAGTTTACTAACATAAGAAACGCAGTTAAAGATGCGTCAGATAAAGGTGCAACATTTAGTCGTATCAAAGTTTATGGTGCTGTGCCTGCTCTTAGTTCAGTGCATGACATTGAAGTTCCATTTGTTCTAAATGAGAGAACTGGGAAGTTTTATCAGAAGACTAACAACTATACTTTTGATGTATCTGAAGATGATGAAGTTCATGAAATAGAACTTGATGAAGCTGCATAAACTAACTTGAGGGAGATTGACACTCCCTCATTTTTTTATTTTATGAATAAGGAATAACAAATATGGAAACATATATTAGAAGATATGATAATGTAATATCAGCAGAACTATGTGATAGCTTAATTAAAAAGTTTGAAGATAATCCTGATCAGTATGAGAAACATCAACAGGGACAAATGTCCTTTACACAAATCAATTTATTAAAACATAAAGATTGGGTAGAAGACTCTACTGCTGTTGCAAACGCACTTATGGGTCAAGTTACACAGTACAGAAAAGACTGTAATATAATTGGCAATATGTGGCCTGAAAAATTCAGTCTTGAACCATTAAGAATGAAAAGATATCTACCAGATGGTACAGACCAATTTGGTGATCATGTTGATGTAAACAGTTATGAATCTGCAAGAAGATTTTTAGTATTCTTTTTATATCTAGATGATAATGAAAAGGGAAATACTTCATTTCCACAACATGATATTTCATCAGCTTGTAGAAAAGGTTCTGTGCTACTCTTTCCACCAATGTGGCCTTGGTTACATTCTGGAGAAAAACCAGTAGATAAACCAAAATACATCATAGGTAGTTACTTGCACTATGTCTAATGAATTTGTAAAAATATATCATAATGCTGTACCAGATGTTTTCTGTGACAAATTAATCAAACAATATGAAGATAATCCACAACAGTATTATCATCAAGATAGAAAGAATGAAGCTCGTAATTGGAAAATGTCTTTTAGTCAAATCCACTTACAGGAACACGGTATATGGAAAAGTGATGTCAAATATCTCATGGACATATATAATATATACCTAAGAAAATATAAAGAAGAATGTAACATTACAGATAATATGTGGCCTTTAAATCACACATTTGAAACTATAAGAATGAAACGATACTTGCCTAATGATAAGGATATGTTTGGTTCTCATGTTGATGTGACAGACTATAATACTGCAAGAAGATTTTTAGTATTTTTCTTATACCTAGATAATAATGAAGCAGGACAGACAACTTTTGAAAGAACAGGCTTTAGTGCATCTTGCAAAAAAGGTTCTTTACTCATGTTTCCACCTACATGGCAATATCCTCATGCTGGTGAAAAACCAATAGACAAACCAAAATACATTGTAGGGAGTTATTTACACTATGTCTAAACTTTTAAATTCTGAAGGAAAACCTATTAAAAAAGAGGTTGATCCATCACAACTACCAACAACTCAACAAATACTTAAAGATCCAATTACTAAGAAATTTGTGTTCTTAGAAAGTAAAGATCACCCAGACCAAACTTGTATTGGCCTTACTGACGATACAGATTATCATGGTGTGGTATATAAGTACGGCCAAGTAACAATTCCTGATGAAACTCAATTAGAAGACAATCAACACTTGCGTTTAAAGTTTAAATATGATATACTAGATAATAATGGAATCCCTAAAGAGAAATTTGGAGATGAGTTTTTTAAATTAATCGGTGATATACTTTATCATATCATCATAACACAGTCGGAGAACAATAGTGAATACCCAGACAATAGAACGCACAACCCTGAGCAATCTAGTATCCAATGAGAATTATTGTAGAAAGGTACTACCATTTATCAAGGCTGATTATTTTGATGTAAAAGAAGAAAGAATTGTATTTGAAGAAATACATAACTTTGTTGACAAGTATAAGAAAGTTCCAACTAAGATTTCCTTGGAGATTGAGGTTGAAGGACGAAAAGACTTAACAGAAATAGAACATTCTAAGATTGTTGAAATCATCAAAACATTAGATAGTAGTGATGTTGATTTTGATTGGCTAGTAGATACTACTGAAAAGTTCTGTAAAGATAAAGCAATCTATAATGCAGTCGTTGAAGGTATTTCTATTATTGATGGTAGAGATAAGAAAAGAGCTCCCGATGCAATTCCAGATATATTACGAGATGCATTGGCTGTTTCTTTTGACAATGCTGTTGGTCACGATTATCTTGCAGATTCAGATACTAGGTTCGACTACTATCACAGAATCGAAGAACGTGTGCCTTTTGACCTAGAGTTCTTTAACAAGATTACTAATGGTGGATTACCAAACAAAACTTTGAATATCGCACTTGCTGGTACAGGTGTTGGTAAATCTTTGTTCATGTGTCATATGGCTGCAAGTTCATTATCAGAGGGTAAAAACGTACTCTACATCACCTTAGAGATGGCTGAGGAACGCATTGCAGAACGTATTGATGCAAACCTAATGAATATTACTATGGACGATTTGCATGAACTACCAAAGAAGATGTTTGATGATAAGATTGCAAAAATCACAAAGAAAACATCTGGTACTCTTATAGTCAAAGAATATCCAACTGCATCTGCTCATTCTGCTCATTTTCGTGGATTAATTAAAGAACTTGCAATCAAGAAGTCTTTCAAACCAGATATTATATTTATTGATTATCTAAACATTTGTGCTTCAAGTCGTTTCAAAGGAGTTCAGAACGCTAACTCTTATACTATAGTTAAGTCTATTGCAGAAGAGCTCAGAGGTCTGGCTGTAGAATGTGATGTACCTATTATGTCTGCAACCCAAACAACAAGGTCTGGTTTTGCATCTACAGATGTTGACTTGACTGATACGTCAGAATCATTTGGACTTCCAGCAACTGCTGACTTTATGTTTGCTCTTATCAGTAATGAAGAACTAGATGCACTTAATCAAATTGTAGTAAAACAACTTAAAAATAGATACAATGATCCCACAATCAATAAAAGGTTCGTAGTAGGTATTGACAGAAGTAAAATGAGACTGTATGATGTAGATAATACACAACAGGACGATTTGGTTGATTCGGGTCAGTTTACTCCAAAAGGTCAAACTAAAGCTATAGACCAAGTTGTAGACAAATATGACGATTTTAAGTTTTAGTTCTTGACAAACATCAATTCTTCTGTTATATAAATAGTACAAAGTATATTTAAATGGAGCCATTGGTATGTCATTACGAAACTATGTTCGTCAAATTAGACCTATTAAAGAAAATATTAGTAATATTCTTCAATTTACAGAGGCGTATAATGTTCCAATTAAAGTT